ACTGTGTATGATTTTCTCAAAGTAGTTAAGTGATTACGCATTTTGAAAGGCGTAGAGAATGTAGTGTTTCCACCAGTTGAGAACTCAGGAACTGTTGCATATTCTTTTGAAAGTTGCATACCTGGTTGTAATTGTAATGGATCAACAAATGCAGACTCATCAGCACCAGTTAATTTTAAACGGTAAACCCATCCTTTTCCATTAAAATATGGATCTTCCATTACACGTGCACGATAGTTTCTATCGTCAAATGCAACTACATCTTGGTTAGCAAACCATTTCTCTTCCAATAAAACAAGGAAAGATTGACGGAATTTTCCAGGAGTTGTAGATGTTTCTAAGTTTTCGATGATTTGAATTGCTTTTTCATCGTCTCCTTGAAGCATCCAATCGTATTCACGATTTCCTAATTCAGTAGAACGACCCATTCCTGAAGTCAAATACTGAAGTGGGTTTTGTCCCTGCATACCGAATATACGGTGAACGATTGTAGAAATCGTTTGAGGTTCAGTCAAAAACGCTCTTGACAAGTGGTTTTGTTGTGTTAAACCAGAGTGCCATTTCGTTTTGTAAAGTTGTAAGCCATTAACTGCCATTACGTTTGGTTTTAAGAATTAATAATTTTACTACAAGATTTTTTTCCAACTGGACATGTCTAAATCTGAAGTATCTTTTGCAACCCTTGTTCTTTTTGCCTGACCTTTCATTTTTAATGAAGAATCCAAGTTAGACAAACTATCACGCAGTTTACTCGATACATTAGTTTTGACTTTTTTCTCAATTTTTGAAAAATCAAATTTGTTATACATTAACCAGGCCATTTTAAGTTGTGCTTTTGGATCAGCTTCAATGTCCGCAAGTAACTTAGTTTTTCCTTCTTTATTTACTGTTGTGATGTATTTGAAAAACTCTTCCTTTTTACGAGTTGGTAAATCAAATCCAGCAATTTCATCTGCTTCGTCAATTGTTTTTTTGATGTCAGCAATATAATCTTCGTGAGCTTTTATTTGTTCTTCACGTGCTCGTTGTTGTTCTTGTAAAATACTTCCTTCATAATTGTCTTGTTTTTTAACAAGTTTAGGATGTATTCGTTTTGCTTGTTTTTCTAATAATCCAGACTCTTCAAAGTCTTCAATCATTTCGTCAATTTCTTCATCCGTGTAACCTTCAGAAGCAAGCCAATCACCAATTAAGGCTTTTTGTACAGATTCTTTTCCAAGTGCATCTTCCGAAAGTGCTTTGTAGTTTGGTAAAGCAGTGCTTTTTTCTACATAACTTTTTGGATCTCCTCCTGCTTCTAAATATTCTAAAAATTCTTTAGCTGCTTTTGGAACACTTTCTTTGTACTTCTCAATGGATTTTTTGACAGTTGTATCCATCATTTTTAAAAGTCCATCTTCAGAATCTTCAAATTCTTTTGAATCATAATCTGCAATCCCTTTTTCGTGCAAGAAAGAAGCAAATGTTCTAAAGGGAGAATCAGAATCTTCGTCATCTTCTTCTTCTTCCTCTTCGTCCTCTTCCTCTTCTTCTTTTTTAGAAGATTTTTTATCAGATGGTTTACGTTTTTTATCGTCTTCCTCCTCTTCTAAATCCTCTTCATCTTCCTCTTCTTCATCTTCTTCGTCGTCGTCAAAAAGTGAGTCTCTCTGTTGTATTTTTACAGAAGGTTCTTTTTTAGTACGCTTATCCTTGATGTTCGAATCTGTATCTGAAGCATCGTCTTCCTCTGTTGGAGGTGTGTCAAAGAGCGTGGGAGCACTTGTTTTAATTGCTCCGTTGTCTGGGATATTTACTTCCCCTGCTAACAAATTAAATGCGGATAAATCCATATCTTCATTTGTGTCTTGGTTTTCTTTCTTCATAATCTTCTATTTTCTCTAAAACAAATTTATTGTTATAATTAAAATAATTATACATTCAAAAAAGAGTTTTATGCATTACATAGCAATAAGTGCTATTTGCCTGTATTTCGTTTATTTAACGCCTCTCTTTTTAATTCTAAATCACGTTCTTTAAGTGCTAACTCTCTTTGTTTTGCTTCACGTGTATCTGCTAATTTTTGAGTTGCTAAATCTGCTTGTCTCATAAATTTTTCACGATCATACTCATCTTTAACACCATTGTTATTTAAGTCCGTGTCCATTAATTTTGCATTTGCAGTAATATGTGCAACTTCAATTTTTGTATCGTTATTTGCTTGAACACGAGCATCTTCACGAGTCTGGATTTCCAACTGCATTTGTTGTTGCATTTGTTGTAACTCTTTTTGATTTTCTTGTTCTTGTTGCATTTGTGCTTGTTGTTGTTTTTCTGCTTTATCTTGTGAGAACTCTAAAGTACGAGTAATCTCAGCAACTGAATCAGAAGAAAGCAACTTAGAAAACTCATTAATATGTAAATTACCAGATTGCATTGATTGTTGTGCTGCCATACGTAATGTTTCAAGTGTTTTAATATCTTTTGAACCATTCGTAATAAAGATTCCATATTCTGTATCAGGGAATGGGTTGTCTTCTAAATCAATAAATACACGAGACATATCTCCAAGTACGTATTGCATTTTTTTACCACCTTTCCAAGCAATCTTAGCAACATCTAATAACGCTTCGTACACGCGACGTTTTACCTCATCATGATGTGCAAACCAGTATTCAGTAATATGACTTGATTGTGATACTGCACGTTCTGTATTTCCAACTAACTCAGAAGAAGAGATTTGCCCCATACGTTGACGTGATACACCTGTTAATTCTTCTAATTCTGATTTGATTTGATTTAACATTGAAATATTTTGGTTGATGTAATCTCCCATTGTTAAATCTATTGATGTAAATTGATTGAAGTTATTTGTTTGTCCTTGCTTACCTTCTTCATGCGAATTAATAAACATGATACCCATTGCTTCTAAATAATACATCCAGGAATCAATATCCCATCCTTCAGAACGAGGAATCTGAGCAATGTCCATAATTGCTGCCTTTCCTTTTGATTTAGCAAACGCTAATTCTGTACGATACATTAAGATGTTGTACAAATATTGGAATGGTTTCATTCGATCAATCATAGAAACACTTTCTGCATTTCTTGCATTGTATAAATAACCCACATATCCACATTTGCAAATAGCTGGATTATCGAGGCTTCTACGCTGATTAGGTTTTGCTTTGATATTTACATAAATATCTTCGCCTATTTTTGTTCCTTCCCAGTACTCATTTACCCAATCCCATTTTAAACGCATTGCTGCATCTGTTAAAGCATCAGTCCAATTATAGAATCCTTCTTTATCTTTAGTTGCACCACTTGGAATTTTGTATCCTTCATCTACTAAATCTTCGTCCCACTCTTCTTCTCCTGCTTCCAATGTTTGAAGGAATCCTATTTTTTTCATAGATTTCCATTCAATTCGAACTATGCGAATATTTCCTTGACCATCTACATACGTTCTTTGACCGTGTGTTCTTTTGTACGCCTCATCTCCTTGTATACGAATTTGAGAAGCATGGTACATAAAATCTTTTTGTTGTCCGTTTCCAGAACCAAATCCTCCAAGTTGTTCTAACTGATCTATTTCTTGAGGAGTTAAATCAGAATAAAATTCATCGATTACTGTTCCAATATTTACAAAACGTTCTTCAATTACTGCTTGAGCATCTTCAATGTAAGCACTATCAGGATCGTTGATTACTGTAATATCACATGGATTTGCAACACGTACAACCGGCTGACCATTTACAACACCTACCCAATAAATTTCTTCTCCTCCAATTAGAGCATCTTTAAAACCATCGTTGAATTTAAAAAGAAGTCTCTCTTTTTCTTCCAAATATTTTAAAATATCATGGGCTGTTTTTTCTCTAATATCTTGATACTCAAACTTTAAGAATTTTTCTAATTCTTCTGGTGGTTGTGGTGGACCTTGTTCACCAGGAACGCCTCCTTGCATTACTTGCTCAAATAATTTTTGCAACTCTGCATCAATCATTGCTTTTTTCTCTTCTTCTATTTCTGTAATCGCATCGGAATTAGTAGTAACAGCTCTAAAATTTAACGGACGTTTTATTTCTTCCCCAATTAACAAATTTAATTTTGGAGACATAATATCGTAGTGCTGAAGGCTTGCAGGAAACTCATTCTTTTTTACACCATACGGATTTGTTACGTATTCAAAATCAGCTGAATCTAACTTACCATTATATAGTTCGTAA